GTTGCCAGTCTGTAATAAGTTCAACTGTCTTTGCATCCATTTGGATATTTGGGTCATTCTCAATCTCAATAGAGTTCTGTCTATTGGTTGTATCTTGTAGTCTTGCTTCACGAGTTGTAAATGCATCACCCATTGCAGAGGGTTCTGCGTATCTCTGACTGAACTCTTGAAAAGCAAAACTTCTGTGACGCACAATTTGATGTGCAATATCACGAGTAGTTTCAACCTCTATGCAAGCGCTAGCCATTTCAAGCGGCGACCAGTGCTTGTTTTTAACAAGGTATTTGATAAGTTTTTCGGACGTTTTGTGTGCTTCTTGATTGGCCGGATTGGAGACACGGGCGCAATAAGATATAAGTTCTTGGACATCTTTACCGACATACAACTCTCCTTCTGGTGGTTGTGAATAACTAATTAGTCTTGCTGTTGTAAGCATTTTATTTACTTCCTTATTTTCTACCATATTCTTTTCCACCTTTGTTACAAATTTCAAAATGGGCAGTTTTCAAACGTACCGAGGTTCTGGTCTTTAATGCGTCCGTCTTGGACGTGGGCGGTAGTTGTTACTACTGCGAGATGACATATCATTCAATTTCTTGGTGATATCTTGGTCACGCTTCACTAGTTCAGCGTTGTCAAACTCTAGATTTTTATTTCGTGATGCGAGGTCTGAAACCTTTGCACGATAGAAATCTCTTTCCCTAATTAATTCATCAGACATTAGAAAGTTTCCTTTATTGTCCTCAAAAGTTGATTCCTACATTTATGAATATCATAACTCAAAAATGCACCGTATTTGACGATTAAACGTCTACTATCTGGCCATACTAAATCATCGTGTAATTCCTTATCCCATTTTCCTACATATGACAGCAACCCTTCAAGGATTACCATCGTTTCTAAACTAATCCTCTTTGCGAGGAAGTTCTTTAATAATACAGGATGTTGACCCTTTTGTAAAGAGAAAATTGTATCAAAATCATCAACTTGTGTAAATAAAACATTCATATCTGTCATAAAATTATATGTCAGTGACTGCTTGTATTTCATCCAGTCCATGTAATTCTCTTCACTAAAATCACCTAACCATCCCTTTGGAGACTTTACAAAATTAGCAATATAATATTGTTCTGTATTGTTTCCATATTTCCTAGCAACACGAGCAAAAAAATACCTATCTTTGCGTTTGAGGAACGAACCCTTAGAAGCAGATGTTTTACCACCGTACTTTCTATATTCGTAATCTGTTGTGAAGTGAAGCTTCAGGCCCAGATACATCTGGTATGCATTCCATCCTTCCATTAGGTCTATCCTCAGATTGGTAGGGTTGCAACTCTTGGCAAGAAGTTTAGTTCTCTTGCATCTGCCTCTATTTTTTCTTTGAGTGGTTTGGAGATTAAGGGTGCGACTGCATCCGGCTCCATTGAGTGTTTCTCACAATAATCTAATATTGCATCCATATATGTTGTTTGACCATTACCAAGTTTTACTAATTCTTCAATCTTGATGGCGAATTTCTTTGGCGTCATCACTGCGAGTTCTTCTAAGTTCATAATATCTCCATGTTATTCAATAAAGTGGTGAGGGGAAGCGAAAGGAATATTCTTCCCCCCACCTTATAAAGCAGAGCCAGTGTATAAGTGCTGGGTGCAAGTCGGCATTAGTCTCTCTTAGTTATAAACTTGTAGAGTTCTTCTGCCTTTTCCATGACTGCGGCAGGTTTATACATCTGTGGTGTATACTTTTCGTACACCTCTTGTATATCCTTACCTTGGTCTTTGTACTGTTCTATCATTGACCAGAACTTGTTGTTCGCAACTTCGTGTTGCGTATCCATCATTTCTTTCGCCATTCTTAGAACATCGAACCGTAGTTCAAAAGGGTTTTTATTACTCATAACTTTTCTCCTTGTGTGTTGTGTTATGTTGTGTGATTGTGGGGGTAACAGTTCCCCCACACGGATGTATTAAGGCATCACCCTATTCGTGTTCACCACCTTTGCCTCTACCAAATCCACCAAAATATTCTGGTTTACGTTTAGCAGTTTCAAATGTACCGACAGTAATCACAATTGCACCAAGTAACAATGAATGGGCAATAAGGTTAGCACCTATAAATGCCCATGTACCTGTTGATATTGTAAATACAATCACCCACATCCACGCCAGTACTTGCATTATCATATGCCTTGTACCAGTGTGTGGAATAGCACTAAGTGGATTATACTCCGAATTCATAACAGCATTCCAACTGTCTACAATAAAACTTCTCACTGGATAAACTCCTTTTTCAAATGTTACCTTTAGGGGATAGTGTGCATCAACTACGTCTTTGAAATCTATAGCGTCATACACATCACTGAAGTATTGAACTACTTTTCTTTCCCTAAAATAACCTGTCACTCTATACATACTAACTCCATAATTATCGCCTATACCACAGTAGTTTTAGAAGATTATTGCGTTTGTGTTCTAATATCAATCTTCGATATACCCACAATTGCCAAAGTTCCATATCACTCTCCTTTTTACAGTTGAGTGCGTTCCTTCTGCATTATAGCATACTTCCGTCCTCTACCGAGGATGAACGTGGTAGGTTATTCTGTTACGAGGAAACCTACCGAAACCCTAAGCAACCTAGGCTGCTAATGCAAAGTCATTATCGTTTGCGTTTACTTCATTGGTCTATCAGGCGACCACACCACAGTTCTACTCTTTCCTATTACCATCAGTCGATCCTATTTCGCCCCCATCATAATTACTCGATTTACCAACACCAGATAGATATCTTATTGGCGTCTTTTCTTGTATCTTAAACAGTTTTATAAAAAACTCTGTTAGTCTATCAAACATATTGTCCTCAAGTAATTATGGTGGAGGCGGGCGGTACTGCCCCGCCGTCCTGTCTAGTTTTCAGATTGTATCAACAAACTGTATATTATTTATACCATAGTAGTCTTTGAATGTCAAGTCTTTTTTCTAGATAAAAGTGCATGAAGTGCTTCTGAGGAAACATTAGAATCCCATCCATCACCAATATTAATAACACAAGTTTCTTCTTGGTTAGTCTCAATCCACATCCATCTACCATCATCAGAGTTTAGATAAAACACTACTGGCATTGGTTGTTTATTACCATCTGCCCTACGAATAATAGAGACACCAGTAAATAATGGATTCATGTTATTTGGTTCAATGTATGCTTCATATACTTCATCATAAGAAGCACATTGTATTGGTTTTTGTTTTTGTTCTGGGTCTGCAAATACTACTGTACTAAACAGGCACCCCAACAACATCTGGCTTATCAGCATTTTCTTCATTTTCTTTTTCCCATTGTTCTGTGAACATATCAATGGTTTCGATTAGATGTGGCAGATATTCATGCTTCTCTTTAACGAACTCTTGAACTAGTCCATCCTCTGTAACGACTAGAATGACAATCTGATTAATCTCAATTCCAGTCCTTTCTTCAAACATCTCTGCATAAGCAGATGCTTGCATATAATACTCAAAATTATAATCGTCTTTACGTTCTGAACGAGATGTCTTGAAATCAATAATGGATGGTATACCATTCCATTCTGCAATACAATCTACTCTTCCAGCAACACGATACTTCTCACTCCACAATCCACATTCTTGAGCATATATATTATTTATAGATTTCTCTAAGGTTGGTTTTAGTTGTGAGAACAAACACCAAGGTAAGAACTTCTGGTCTTCTTTGATAACATCTTTGTTATTAAGGAAGTCTTCACACATATGGTGAACAGCAGTTCCACGACCAGCAGCAGTTCGCATGATATGGTTAGCAACATCGTTACCAACTCTTTCACGCCACTTTGCAAGTCCTTGTTGTTTCTCTTTACGAACACCCAATACGGTTGTAATGGATGGATAGAAACCTGTCGGCGTATCATAGAAACGCTTACGGTTAATGTTTTTAGTAGATACCTCTGGGATATCAATTGGGTTATGTACAAATGTCATAATATACTCACTTTTGATTGTTAATAATATAATACAGTAAAATCAGTCTAATGTCAAGACTTTTTGAAATTACCTCTTCGCCACACATCTGCGGCAGGAACACGAATCATTCTTTTATTCGTTTCGTTCTTGTTGGGGTTTTCAATTGTTAACACAACATTCTTACCCCTCATAAATGCGGCGAGTTGATTAATACCTCTCATACCACTTTTCATATAGTCTCTGCGAGTTGCTTTCACAACATCTCTTGCAAGACTTCTTCTCTCACCCTTTGAGGTTTGAGATGTTCTTTGACTTTTCTTACCCATTATCTTCTACCTTTATTTTACTGATAAGGTATTCTTTAACCATACCAGAGCGAACAATGTCACCTAGTGTAAATTCAATATTAGAGAAAGACTTCATACCCTTTAGGATTTTCATAAAGTGTTTGATACCTTCTTTATCAATATTTTTCTGCAAATCACTCTGAAAGAAATCACCACAGAACATAATCTTTGAATCCATACCCACACGAGTAATGATTGTATCCAACTCATGGAATGTCAAATTCTGTGCCTCATCCACAATGATGATTGCATTGTCTAATGTAATACCTCTAAGGAATGAGGTAGTAAGAAACATCAGAGAATTTTGATTCTTTAGTCTGTCATACAACATAGCAAACGCTTGTTCGTTAGGTTGTTCAAACATGAACTTTACCATATTCTGATAAGGTACTTGGAACAACGCTGTCTTGTCTTCTTCATCGCCTGGCAAGAAACCAATTTCACGAGTAGGAACTGCACTACGAACAATATATACTGTATCATACTTAGTTTCATTTCTTAATGCCTCTTGTAGTGCCATATATAAAGTAATAAAGGTTTTACCTGTTCCTGCCGCTCCATATAAGAAAAGGTTCTTCCCTGCCTTATAATCTTGGAATGCAATCTTTTGATTGTCAGTTACAGGACTAACTGTTACCATATTATCAATACGGATATCTTTCGCCTTTGCCATACTATTTCCCCTTATTCTGTTTCGCCAAGTGTTTCTTAACTACTTGTCTTGTCTTAATTTCTTTTATCGATGGTTTACCATATCGTTCTGCCATCGGTGTGCCTGGATTACCTTCTGCTGCTTTAGACAACACTTCATTCCAACCAGCATCATTCTTAATCCTATCTCCAGTTCCATGTCCAGATATAGCAAATGTACTTGGAAGTTGAGTTATCTCATTGGGATGACTTTCCATCCACTCATATTTCGCATCGTTACTAGTAAAGAATTCTTCAAACTCTTCGCCAGTAGTATGGTTCTTAAAATTAAATGTCGGCATACTATTCCTTATTATATTTAGATTTATCGTTGGCAAGTAATTGACAATCTAATTGGATTGTTGCAATAAACTCATCAATCGATAATTTAGAAGCTTTAGGTGTACCATATTTCATATCTCTGAGTTTATCAGACATATCTTTGAGGTCATCAATCTTATCACAAAACTCACTTATCTTATGCAGCATATATTTTCATCCACTGTGGGATATCCCTTTTTGTCCATTTTGCCAAATGTTGTTTATACTTTATATAGTAATCTCTGTAAGCGACTACTGAACTCTGGTTCTTTACATCGTTTGGCATTGCTGGTGTTGGTTCTGTAAAGACCCCCTCTTTGAGATTTGTGGGTTCAGTACCAAGTAACAACTGCAACTTACGATAACTCTCGTGTGGCACATTCTTGTTGTATCGATACATGAACTCTGTATTTAGTTCTGTCCACATACGATACAACCATCTGTAGTTTGCACGAGATTGACGTACCCAAATAGCACTAGGGTGGTTGATATGTGATGCTTTGTATAGAGTATCCTCTAGTTCGGCATCTGGATGCAACCACCGTTTAATTCTACGGTTGTTCTTAGTACGTCCATAATATTCTTCACCATCAAGTACACGATGTGCAGTAGACATCAATTGAGCGTACTCAATAATCATTTTACTACAATGACTGTCACAATGCATTTGTGCGGCAACCATCTCATCTGGACTTAGGTAAAAAATATTCATCTAGCAGTCTCCCATCTATAGAAGATATGGTCTTCTATCTCAATTGTTTTAGTCTTAGTTTTTGCCCAATCTGGTGATACATAATCAGCATGATAATGTGTTGCACCTTCTGTGACATCTTTAAGTATCATTGTACCATCAACTAGTCCTGTTGTAAAGAGATAAATGGAATTAAATGTTTCCATATCGTGAATACGGTCAGATTTACCATCACAGTACCAACTGAACTGGCATTTGTGTTTGATAGGTATCATAACCGTTTCATCTTGCCAACTAGGTCTAGTCGGGCCCTGTTTAGTTACTCCACATATCGTATTAGGATATCTAGGGTCATTCACACGATTAAGTGTGACAGACATAACTGCCATCTGTCCCACTTTAGGTTGGTTTCGTGCCTCGTGATATACATTCTCTGCGAGACAATATGATTCATCAGCAAGGTGACCAGCAATAGATTTATCTATTGCGGCAGCCTCTGCTGGTGAAATCGATACCATTAACGAAACTATTAGTTCTTGTAACATTATTGAGTAAGTACCTTCAAGTTGTTTTCTGATTTTACAGCATCTTTGTTTTCTACTTCAGATACTACATCGTCTAGTTCTTGCCATGCTTTGGTTGACTTAATCTTAGACACTAACATTCTATCCTTACGCAGACGGTTCATAATAATCTTATTCGCCTCTTTGTCAGAATACTCTAGTAGTACATATGCACGATACTTCGGCCCATTTGTTACTACCTCAGTTTCAGATACTTTGTATCCAGCAACGTCCACATCTGCAATGATGTTTTTGGTTGCCTTTTCTACTTCTGACAATACTGATGCAGTTTCTTCATTACCAATCTTTGCAACGAAAGATTTGGTTTGAGAACGAACCCTACCATTGATACGGTCTGCAAGTGTTGTCTTTGCATTCAATACTGCAAGGTCAACTGATAATTGCAAATCTGTTGTTGCTGCTGTCCCTGTAGAATAGATTGCAGTATCACTCTCTGGCATTTTTTTGAACCAATCAGGCATAACCTCGATTTGTTCTGTAACTGCTTTTGTTTTATACTGATACACTTCTGCATCTGCGATTGAGTTTGGTGGAACGGTATTCATAACCTCAACCACCTTGTTAGTACTGCAAGCACCAAGTGCAAGACAAGTTCCTATTATTGCGACTTCTTTATACATTATTAAACCCCTTTCAACAAGTTCACTAAGTCATCACGAATGCCAGTATCTACGAATACATCTGCTAGTACTGACCCTATTTGTGGGTAGTATGTTATTAGAACAATACCACTCACAATCCCTACGATAAATTTAACCATTAGTAACAGTCTCTTCCACCAGTTTTCCAATTGGCATAACAAGAACCACGTTCTCTTGTTTTTACTGTAACAACTACACCACCGATTGTATTAAATATTCCACCGATTACGTTACTAGTTCCAGTCACTACACTGCCACCCCAATTACTATTGTTATTAGAATATACCACATCAGATGGGTAAGTGTCAATAGTTTTTGAAGAAATAATTCTTTCGGTTACACCGTTACCAACATCAACCCACTCACCGTTAGAAGGTAAAGTATTCTG